ACGCTACTATGGATTTAGATATGTGGAAGCAACAGGCATTTGACATTATGAAAACTAAACAAAGTGAATTAACTGTTGCTATATTTCAGCATCTAAAATTAAATGGAGAACAGACTCCAAGACAATTACATAATTTTTTGAAAGAAAAACATAAGGACTTATATGAAGAAGTTCTTGATTCTAGTGAAAAGAAATTAAAACAATGGGCTGTTCTTAGAGACGGTATTAGTGAAAAAGATAATAAAATCGCTGCTGATGATGATAAAATTATGCAGGAAGAAGAAATTAAAAAACGCTTAATTAAAATGCCTGAATTGGTTCACAATAAAGAAATTATTGAAGAAGCAGAAAAAGATGATGCTATACAAATTGATTCTGATGGGGGCGATTGTTGCATTAATTTTAAAATGGAATATATTAGAACAACAAAAGAATTATATGAAAGATTAATAGAAAAGTTAGGTTCTTGGGAAAAATTACAACAAGAATTAGATATGAATGTATTTTATTCTTATGATTCTTTAAAAGAATATCTTGAGATGCACAATGAAACCGTAATAAATGATGATTGTGAAGTTTTAGCGTCATTTGGAACAGAAAAACCTAGATTTAAAAAATGGAAACAGTCATTTGGGATAAAAACTTATGAAGAACTCGTAAAAGAATATAAGGACTGTCTTTACGGTAAAGATTTTAGTGATAAATATGCTATGTTAAAGGCAGAAAGTGTTTTAGAGTCAGTAGGTCAGACTACTATTTATGCAAAAGATACTGATGATTGTTGCAATAAATTAAAAAATAAAATAATTAAAAAAGAATATAAATTACTAGAATCTCTTTTTAAGAAAGACAAACAAAGATGGTCACGATTTGGGACTCTTCAAGAACAGAAAGAAAGATTTTCTAAAAAAGTCAATGATATGGAATGTGAAGATTTTTTGACATATTTAGAAAATGAAAAGCCAGTTTGGTATGATATGTATGTTCCTGAATACAATAATTGTATTCATTCTTCTAATTTTACAGATAAATATGCTATGCTAAAAGAAGATATTAAAGGAGTAGAAGGTGAATACAAAACACCTCCCGAATTAAGAGAAGGTGAATTTAAAATTTATGCTAGAGAAGATGACAATTTAACTTTAGCAATCAAACTAAAAACAGAAAATATGTTTTGGACAATCAATATTGAAAACGAAGAAGAAATGTTTGACCTATTCGGTGCGGCTGGTAAATATCCAGCAGAAGTAGCAAAAACTGTTCCTAAAGGTAAAGTTGTTGATTCTGGTAAAATTCGTTTAGGTATTCAAAGAGATGGCTACCATGAATATTTCTTAGAAGGCAATAAGTTTGAAACTAAAATGCATTATAGGGTCATTGAAGTTGATGGACAGTCTATGTGGTTAGCATGGACAGGATTCAAACAGAAACCTGCTGATAAAGAAGGGGATGAAGGAAAGTGGAACATTTATGAGGATAGGTATAACAAATTACCCCTTCCTGTTGAGGATTAGGTGTTCTTTATATACTGGATATTGGTTAGTAGGGGTGAGGAAGAATGACTTCTGCGGTGATGAGAAACACAACCCAAGATTTCAGGATTCTAAAAAGCGACGAATTAATGATTGGTGGATATGCAAGCATTGAAATCGTTGATAAGCAAAATGATTTAATCACACTCAAAGCACTTAACGAGGCTGTTAAAAAATATATGGAGAACCCCAAGTTTAGAAATGTAATGACTAATCATTCAAATGTTCAAGTTGGGGAAGTTGTTGAATCATACCGAGATAAAACAGGACGACTATGGAAAACTGAAGTTGATGATGTTGGATTCTTTGTTGTTATTAAGTTAAGAGATGATATTGAAAAAGCCAAAGAAATTAACCGAGGCATTAGAAAAGGTTCATTAAGAAGTTTCAGTATTGGAGGACAGGCTTTAGAAAAAGTAAAGAAAACCAATGATGAATTTGGACAATACAACGAAATTTCAAAGTTAGAATTACATGAAGTCACTATTTGTGAAAAAGGAATTAATCCAGAAGCAAAATTTGACATTTTAAAGCAAGACAAAAAGGTGAAAAATATGACCAAAATTGAAAAAGCATTAGCGGAACTAGACGCTTTGATGGAAGAAGTGAATATGCTCCGTAAAGAAGAAGAGGAAAGTATGGCCGAAAACGGCGATTACAAAATGAACGAAGACATTGAGGATATGGACACTATGCCCGACGACCCCGAAGCGGAAAGGAAGGCGTATGTTTCTACCCTTGACGGTGCTGGCGTTGAAATTGGCGAACCTGCTGACAGAATCGTTATTGACAACGGTAAGCCAAGAGCATCGGATTTACCCGTTGTGAAGGCTTTTAATAACGAAGAACTTGAAACTCTTGATTTGTCCGTTGGAAACATTGAGAAGGCTTATGAGGCTTTCCGTCAAGAACAATTGGAGAAGTTGGCCTACGACAATCTCCAAAAGCAGTTTGAGGCTCGTTTTAATGCAGAAACCTCTTCAAGAGAACACATTCTCGCTAAGTCGCAATATGACGCACAAAGCGAAATTGCTTCTCTTAAGGAAGAATTTACTGCTCTCCGAAAGTCTTTGACGGCTGAAAAGGAGCAAATCATTAAGTCTCAAGAAGAGGCTCAAATCAAACTCCCTACTATGGATGAATTAGCCGAAATGGATTGGGCTGACATTCATAAAATGGTTGGAGGAAACCTTTGAGGTGATTTAAGATGGTAGGATATATTAACACTATTGCAGATTTAGAAGCAGCAACATACGGAACGGGCGCAACTGGGCATATTAGCAATCAATTGCTAAAAGCCGCAGGAACGGTTAGCGGCATCCATGTCGCTCACGATGGTTCGTTAAGCGACCCAACAGGAATTAACGCAAATCTTTACAATAAGATTTACGGCCAAAAGGTTTGGTCTATGCTAAACCGAGAATGCAACGCATTGTCTGTTATCGCAAAGCGACCTTATTCTTCAAGTGGTTGGAGAATCCTCAAGAAGCGACCTGCTGGTGGTGCTGGAAACTTTTTGGACATTTCTGCCGCTTCTAACACGGCTCTCGCTGATTCGCTTTATGGTGCTGATGCCCTTCGTGCTGACCGAATCGGTGGTGTTCCCGAAAACGCCAGCCTTGATTCTAACACGGATGGTTTGATTTCTATTGCTCCTGAGTATGATACGCTCTTTACGAGTCCTAAGATTATTGCTCATCAATTTGCTTTCAGCGAATTGGCTATGGAAATGGCTCAAATTGATGATGGTATCGGTGATATTAGAGCGCAACTGAGAGAGGATATGGGTAAGCATCACGCTGAAGTGCAGAATCAAATGCTTGTTATGCCTTTGGAGAACTATTCTCCAACTACGGCATATGCTACGGCAAACGCCATTGATAGAGCATACACTTCTCTTTACAAGATTGTGAGCAGTTCTGCTGAAATTGATGAATTGGCTGACAATGCTGGAGGAAACCTTGTTGGAACGGCTACCGACCAACAAATTGACACTCTTTACGGAAAACTCCGAAGTGATGCTGGTAATGAGTATTTGGACTCCGAGATTTCTTTCGGTGATGGCTACCTTTCCGCAGAAGCACGACAATTGACGCTTACCGTGATTAACGACATGGTTCGCAGACTTCGTGTTGCTGGTGGTTCGCCAAAGGTCATTCTTACGGGATATGATACTCTTCAAACGCTTTCTGATTTGCTTCAGGCTCAAGAGCGTTTCATGGATAGAAAGGAAATCGTCCCTACTGTGAACGGTGTTCGTGGTGTTAAGGGTGCAGAAGTCGGTTTCCGTGTTTCTACCTATTACGACATTCCTTTGATTCCTGTTGCCGCTATGCCTTCAACGGGTAATAACGCCAGTTTGATTAGTGATATGCTTTTCCTTGATACCGACCATTTGTGGCTTTCTGTTATGAAGCCTACTCAATACTTTGAGGATGGTATCAGCAACGGAAACCCATTCGGTGTTGGTAGCCTCGGAAACAAGGCTCTTTACCGCACGATGGCTGAAACTGGTTGTTCTTACTTCAAGGGACAAGGTAAAATCACGAATTTGCTCTGAGGTGAGTTAATTGACACATACAGTTACATTAGTAGCAGACCATAAAGGTTTTACTAAACCGAGAGCAAATGGCGACGAATATATGGTTGATGCGGTAATTGATATTACTGCTTATGTTCAAGGTGGAGTTACTATTACTGCTTCTTCTTTGGGATTATCTCAAATTACGCAGGTTATGGTTACTGGTGCAGAACAATTAACTCATTCGGCTCATGCTGTTATTTCTACTACTGGGGCATATGAATCTGTAAGCAGTTTTAAACTTGCTTTAGTAGATGGGCCAACAGAAACGGCTGGAACAGGCGATGAAGGAACAGTCCGAGTAAGAGTCTTTGGCCTCCTTTGAGGTGTTTTAATTGGCGACAATTAAACTTTCTCAAGGTTCTAGGTCAAGAACCCTCATGGTTAATGGCGAAATCTTGAGTAGGGGCATTTCTTTAGATGTGCCTACTCAAGATGCTCTAAGGTATTTGGGTGATAATTGCCTTGATATTTCTTTTGCTGAGAGTGAAAGAAAAGAATTGAAGCAATTAGAACCTGCTCGCTTAACTCGTTTAGGTAGGGCTTTAGGAAAGGATTTTGACACACATGATAAATTGTGTGAATATCTTCTCCCCGCTAAACCAAAGACGAAAAAAACCTCTCCTAAGAGCAAAAACTCGTCTTTGACTGAATAATCCTAGCGATAGGGTTAAGAGGGTGATGCCTCATAGACAGGTTGAACGGAGTTGTTTTGAATGACGAGTTGTAGAAGTAGTGGCCTTTTAACGGCTAGTGGACAAATTTTTACTGGTAAATGCAAATTAGTTTCTATTCATGTCAATAATGATAGTGGGTCTGCTTGTCAAATTAAGGTTTTTGATGGAACAAATAATACAGGCAAAGAATTAGCCCGTATTAGTCTTGATGGTGTGGGAGTTCAAAATATTGAATTTGATATGCACAGCGTTCTTTGTTCTGAAGGGCTTTATTACGAGGAAACTACTGGTAATGCAAATGTATTCATTCATTTTGCTTGAGGTGTTAAAATGGCTGCATTAAGTCAAGA